CGATACCATTCCTTATTATCTTTGCGCGATTCAATGAAATCAATCTCGCTTTGCGGACACATTTCATTATCGATATATGTAACGATTATTTGTTCACTTATTGAATTGCCGTTACGATCAGTTAATAATGGGACTTTCGTGTGCGCCCAAAATTCATAGTCTGGATTGTAATCAATATAGACGTCTCCGTGTGTTCTACCGATGTAAGTTGATGCAACCTCCCAACCGATCTTATTCGCTTCATTTATGTAAAGAATATCTCTACGTTTGGATTTACCTGCCGATTTCTTTACGTCTGTAATATATCTGAATTGAATTATCGATTTGCCGTGTTTTAAATCTTTTTCAGTTTTGTTGTAGTTTGATTCAAAATCAAGCCCGGCAGCATCAAATAAGAATTTGAAATCTGCTATTGTACCATCTTTAAGGTTATCGTATGTATCGGTGGCTATTGTGATTGTCCTTTTCTTTTCGGCTGCTTTTTCCATTAGGATTTGAGCAATAGCTATGTTTTTCCCTGCGGCCTGGGAACCCTGTATAACCTTGATTCTATGCGGTATACGTTTTATTTTATAATATGTTGATGTCCGATAAATCATTCATCTGGGAATTGCTTTGAAACGTTTTGATATTTGATAGTTGTTTCCATATTAGCATCAATCTCTTGCTTAGCCCGGCCATCGTACATTTCTTGAATTAATTTGATAGCCTGAAATGCATTGCTATTCCTTCCCATTGCCATTGATACAAGTTTAAGTGCTAATGCTAATTGTGTAGGAATTTTAAAAATATAATATTCTTTCCCATCGATAATGTCCATTTTTACAAATTGCTTCACGGGTAAAGGCAATTCACCTTCTTTCAATAATAATTCTTTGAGTTGGTTCTTTATTGATATTTGCGCACCATTACGATTAATATTTTTAGGATTTTTTTGGAATCCATTAGTATTATCCTCTGGTCTTATTTTACCTCTTCCACCCGGCATCTATCGTTTGTATTTCGTTTGCTGATTTCGGCTATATTCGTCAAATGTACTATATTTTTAATCAAATGTCAAATTCAAACTTTTTTTCTTTTTTTTAATTTTTCAACTTCTTTTATCCATTCATTAGAGAAATCAAACAATTTTTTATCATTATCAATGATATATTGTTTTAATCTAGCATTATAGCTAAAATTTCCGCTGCCTTCTATCGAATAATAATTTCCTTTTTCAGTTTCCAGTATATTTATTTTTGCGTGTGAAGTTATAAAAATTATTTCAAAATGATCTTTTAACATTTCAACGGCTATTGACTTATCTTTTATTCCTGCATTTCTTATTGAAGAAATAACAAGAATGCAGTTGTTTAACTTACCTTCGTTTTTTAATTCAATTAATATTTTTGCAGCACTTTGGTTAATAGCAAATATTACAAGTTTTGCACTTATTATTTTTTCTTGGTCTGCAATATGTTTTATTATTGCTATGGAATTAAAAGCGGATGTAGTTATTAATCTTAGCTGCTCTCCTTTTTTCGGTAATCCAATTTCTATTACTCTGGCGATTACTTTTGTAGTTTTTTCTTGAAATTTCTTGTATAGTTTTTCTGGCATTGAAAAGTTACCGTCTTCATCAATGGATTCAGTATAATCCTCTTCTCCCCAATTCCCTAAATTCCAATCTACTATCTCCATTGTTTCGACTATATCGGTCAAAGATACGGTTTTTATGATGTTATGTCAATTCTTTTATTAAATCATCGACACTATAGTAAATAGGAATATTAAGTTTAACTGCCATTCCAACCTCAATATCAGCTCCTTCGCTTTCTCCGGCAAGTCTTAATATATAATCGCAGCACCGCAACCATTCAATATCTAATTCTAACCAATCTTCATAAGGTCTTGGAAATGTCGTATGTTGATAATGAAATAATAAAGGGATGAATGGGGCCAATCCAGCATCTAATAATCTGTTGGCTGTTTCCATTTGCCTTCTTACGTTTGCTTCTTTGTCTCCTTTTGAATAAGGACTGGCTATATAAATCTTTTTCATTATGTCAATATTTCTCCGTTTCTTTTTATTATTAACGATGGATCGAGTGCTTTCATCCTATCTATTATTACTTGACAGTATTTAGGGTCTAACTCTTGTAGGATTAGCAAAGATACATATTTTTAATTAAAAAGCCCGACCAAATTTCTAAGGTCAGGCTGTTAACTCGCAGAACTTTGCGAGAAACTACGAGATTTTATATATTTTTTTATTCTTATTGATAAGCTCAATTACCTCTTCTTTGGAAGTTAATTTTAGCCATTCCCATTTTGCCGCTTTGTTTCCTCCGAAATAAGCGGGTTTCACTTCTATTATCTCCATCCAGTTGAACTTGTTTATATGCTCTTCCGCAACTCTTTCTAATAATGTTAAAATATTTTCTTCCCCGCGAATCTGGCGGCTGTCGGCATACGATACACTTTTACTCATATAACCTCTATTATCGTATATCGGACGTGACAAGTTAATATTTGCCATTATAACACCCGAATTTTGAGGAGAATAATTACCGCCACCATTCAAGTCTTGAGTTGCAATAACCATTCTGTTGTAAAAATCTAAATTTTGCTGATTGCTTTTGATGTGCTTTTTCATAATGCAAAGTTTTTATGAGGTCCCCCTCGTTGTTTGATATTATAAATATACGACATTTTTAGCGTTTTGTCAAGTGTTTTTTGATATTTATTTCATTGATTTATAGATAGTTACGTTTTATTTTATATATTTGGCCTGGATATGTTCTTAAAAACGGCGTATTTCACTCAATAATCGAATAAACATGCTCAATTTTAGCGTAATATTTAGCCGTATATTTCAATGATTTCCAATTAGCATTTCCATTCCAAGACTTCGCGAGCTGTTCTAATTCTAATTCAGGATTATGATGACTTTGAAAAAGCCAAAACATTTGTACGCTCTTGATAGAATCAAACCGATCTTGAAGCACAAAATCAGTATCAAATAATCTGTTGATTTCTTTTAGCATTATTGGCCTTATTTGTAGAATACCAGCTGCCTGTTCTGATTTGTTGTAAGCAAAGACATTACCGGCACTCTCAACAGCTATAAATGCCATTAATATTTTCTGTTTTTCTGTTAATTTTACGATTTCTTTTGGAGGCGCTTCGTATTCAGGTGGTAACCCGCAATTCAGACTATTGAAAGTTAGAATTAAAGCAACGGTGATTAATCTTTTTTGCCATATCATTTTTTATTTTTTAGTTAATACTCAATGATAATTAAATCAAATATATAACTTTATTTATGTTATTTCAATTTTTAATTACTGCAAGCAAGAGCTGGATAGATTTCGTTTACCCTAAACCCTACAAGTTCAAGGTAAATTTTAATCACTGCGTAGCTGTCGCTGTATTAGAATCGCCATACTTTATCTCTTTTGGCTTTAGCCGCCTGGTAGTTGAGAAAGGACGCCCAACCCTTGGATAAGCAAGGTTATTTCATCCAGTCCCATCCTCCAAAACGCGCCCTATTACCTAAAAGTCCATACATTATTGCTGCTCCCTGACGTTTATCCTCCAATGTCAATAGTGAAGGTCTGTAATTATATTTTAACTTGTGTTGGATGCAAACATCTTCAAGTCTCGTATTCTTGATCGGCTGATTATCCAAACTGTATTGCATAAAAAAAGCCCACCAGAAATTAATCTAATGAACTTAAGTATAGTTAAACCGCCAACACAATGACTAGATACGCTGCAAAACAAATCTAGGCGGCACTGAAAACTCTTATTTAATTTTACTCCATTCATTGTTTAATGTTTTGCAGTGCAAAAGTAATAAATAAATCAATCGAAAGCAAGTAAAGAATAAAATATTTTTGTCCGATTAAATCGAACAGGATCGAACAGATTAAAAAAAAATCGAACAGAATCGAACAGATTAAAAAAAAATCGAACAGAATCGAACAGTTTTGCTAGTTTGGCACGATAAAAAAATTAAATGAAATTAAAATTTAAAATAAAGTGGCGAGCAGCCGATTAGTTCTATTTGCCATGTTGCAGAATGTACGATACCATCTTTGCTGCTCTGCTAACCCTACACGATTATCCACGATTCAAAGATAAGAAAAAAAAGAGAAAACTACTATTATTCGCTTTCTCTTTTCGGTTTCCCTGTCGGCTTATGCAGCCGCTTTCATAAAATTGTTATTTAATTATTAGTTCTCAATAAATCATATTAACGCTAGTCAAAACCAGTCTAGCCCGAATGTAAGAAGGCGATCACTAATCAATCCTTCTCGATGTAAATGGTGTTTGTGGACCAGGAGAAATTCGAATTCTCGTCCTATACGCTTTACTATTTACGTCAATGAACTATTGCAAATATATAAAATAAATACATCTAATACAATAAAAAACGCCCAGAATGTTCAGTTCTGAGCGCTTACCAACTAATCTAATGAAATGAAAAAACAAATATAACTAAATTCTATTAATTATATCTACGATGGTTTTTGAGTTCTCTATTTCCATTAAGCCGCCTTTTATGTGCGAACGTTTGAATTCGATCAGCTGTTCTCTGATTTGGCTTAGGTCAGGGGTCATCGAATTTATTTTGATGTCTCCGAACTTGCCTAATAATTGATTGCATGTTAGATTTTTCATATAATATTGATTATCAATTAGTTATCAAAAAGGCAAATCATCCAATGGTGGTTCTGGATTCCCTTGAGGAACATTCTCATATCCTTCTGGGATATTTTGCTGTTCAAGTGATACCATATCGAAAGCATCTAGATTTTGAGCAAAGTAATAACCTATACCATCTTTATTTGGGCGTTTCTTTCCAGAAATTGAGAATTTAACTTTTACCTGGTCCCCGGGCTTGAATTGATTAAGGGCAATCTTTTCTCCAAAAAATTGGAACTCTCCGATTGTTGGATATTGGCTTTCGACATCAATATCAATGTAAAATTTTTTGATAGTTTTACCTTTTGTTCCGTAGGTTACTTTTTGACCTACTGCTTTGAATTTTCCTGTTTGTTCTAGATGTGCCATAATTTTTTGTTTTTAAAATGCTATTGATAATTTTTTTATTGTTGTTTATTTCGTTCATCTATTATCATATTAAAATCACCATTATTCAATATGTGTTTTAGGCTTATAATTGAAACTAATATGAGGCAAAACGTAAGCCCGTGGGACTCTCAACTCTTCGCCTGTTTCGATGTTCACAATTTCAATGAATATTTCACCCATCTTAGCGACTGTAAACATTTCACGCTGATTGAAGACATAATAGTCAACAATATCGCCAACTTTAAGATATTTTTCGAATCTTTTATTTACTTCTTCTACATATAGCGACCAAAACATTGCAAGGCCTAAAATTACTATTGCTGTGCAAACGAATATTTCTATCATAATTTTTAGTTTTTATCATTATTTATCATATAAGCGAATATAACTCCAAATCCCATAAACATTATGGTTCCCATTGCAAATGGGAATTTAACCTCAAATACCCACTTAAACATATCCCATTCATTAGAAGCAAATACGGCTGCTAAATAAGATGTCCCAAAGAAACATAATGGTATTAAAATATATAGTGCCTTATTAAATAATATTATTAAAGTTTTCATCTTTTAGTTTTTATAGATTTCTTATTTTCTTAATTTCATTCTCAACTTCTATTTTAGCCTCTTCTAATCTCATTTTAATTTCAGATATTAGAATTTCATCACGATCTACCGTAATATCAATAGCTGGCAAATTTGGATGAAATGAAGTGAATACATTAAATTCGCGGCCTGATACATATAATTCAAATTGCATCTGTTTATAATGATTACCAGTAATCACATTTTTCCCAAAAGATTGATTAAACAGATATTCTTTTTGAGTGCTGAATATCGGGCATTTTATTTGGTGAAGCCCATTATCACCTAACAACCCATCTGGTGAGCAGAGGGTGAAATTATCTAGTATTACAACCCCAATGATAGAAACTACTTGTAATGACCTTAATTCATAATCAACGCGTGCTACCGGTTCAAGTTCGTGACCTCTGTCGGTCGCCCAATTACCTTTAAATGTATTATTTTCACATTGCTGGCCGGTTATTCGCTCTTCAACTATTCTAGCAATTAGATTTTGATAACCTTTAGTTGATTTAGCCATTAATAATTCTGGACAAGTTGATGCACTAAATTTGCCTAACTTTATTTCAAACCACTCTTCGCTATTTTGCTCAATAGAATAATTATAAACTGGCTTCATGTTCTAGTCTTTTTTCCATTTTAGCATCAAATGAATAATACATTCTTAAATCTTTGATAGTTTTTCCATCTTTTAAAAATTGTACGGCATCTAAAAACTTAACCTCTAGTAATGGAGTCAATTCTATTTTTTGCTTTGCTTGTGATGGCCTAATTCGCAATCCCTCAACAGTATCATTGCCAAATCTTACTTTTGGATCAACATAAATAAAAATACTTATATTATTCCAGTCCTCTAAATGAGTAGCATTATTTGCAAACTTCTTTACTATTTTAGAATTACCAACGTTTAATATCATTGGCTTGATGTCTGGATTTGTAAAATGTGCAACGTTGCACATCTTCTTTCCCGATTGTGTTAGGCATTCTTGAAGTTTAACATGTTTAATAGTTAAGTTCAAGTCTTTTCCATCAATATCACTTGATGAAAGATAATCTGATTTAAATGCTTTCTTCCAGTGTGTTTTCATTTTGTTTGTTTGTTTGATTAATAATATTTAAAGATACATAATTATTTTGATTGACAATATTATTTAACATTTAAAGCAGCCATCAGATATACCGATGGCTGCTGGTTTGTTTAGAGCCTTTCAAAAGTGTTTCCGCGCTCAGTCATAATGAAACTGTCGTATTCATCAGTGATAGGAATAGGTATTGCATCTGTTCCAATTACAATACAATGTACTCCTTTTTGTGGGACATCCTCAATAAACTTGTCTGCAAGGTCTTTGAAGTGTTGAAAATCTTTGTCTTTCTGGTCGATTCTGGAATAACTTTTGCCTAGACAATCGTTATTTTTTCCACCAGTTTTTTTGTTGATTCTTCTTAAATAAAACATAAATAAATGTATTAATGAATAAATTAATTAACTGTAAATATACTAGATATTTTGCACGAATCCAAACTTTTTAATTAATAATTATTTTTTTACCGTGGATATTTGCAAATGCATTCAATAAAGATATATCATATACCTTCCCTGCCTTTAATCGTTTTACGCTTGATTCTGATGTTTCTAAATATTTTGCTAATTCAGCATTAGTAAAGGGGCTATCAGTACCTATAAGTTTCTCTAGGTCATTTCTGAGACCTTCGTTTTTTATTAGGTTCATATTTGACATCTTATATTATTTTTAGTTGTGATTATCAATTAGTTATAACTCAGGTGCATTTACACACACGTTAGCAGTAATACTACATTTGTTCTCCGAATGAAGTTACTACTGTAAAATCTTTTTCTTTCCTTTTTTCTTCCACCGCTTCAAAAATAACAACGGAACAAGGGAACGGTGCTGGACTAATTTTAAAATTACCATCTTCTCTCCAACTTGGAAATGTTCGGTTTATAAACTTCAACCTACCACGTATAAATTCGACTTTACCTTTCATTACATATTCGTGCCACCAACTTGTATCTGTTCTACTTGGTATTAAACAAACAACAGTAGTTCCTTTTAAACTCTCTTCATATGCCTTTTTAATAAATTTTCCAATTTCTCTACCGTAAGGTGGATTCATCCAACATACACCATTCCAATCTTTAGTTAAAGCATTATCTTCAATAGTCCAATAATTATCAACTAAATGATTTTCGTGTGTAGATGCAACATCCATTGTAAAATGGTAAATATCATCATATTTTTTAAAAAAGTTCTTTGGTGTTTCCCACTCATTACTTTTACTACTCGTATGTATTTTTAATTTATCTTTCATAATTTAATTTAAAATTTATTTTGTCCAACGCACAAAAAAGAAAAGAAAAAGGTTCAGTTCTCCGAATGAGCATTTGTGGTTAATTACCGTACTACTGCTAACACGTGCTATAAGCAAGTTTTGTGAAAAACAAAACCAGCCCATAGCCCTATCCGTTAGGCACAATAAAAAATACTACCATAGTGCTTGCTGCATCGTTTGTTCTTTAAACCGCTTACAAGCTGCATCGTAATACTCTTTATCAATTTCATATCCTATTAAGTTTCGTTTCATATAGTGGCAGGCTATGGCTATGCTTCCACTTCCTAAATGAGTATCTAAAATCAAATCATTTTCATTAGTGTAATGTTCTAAACAAAATTCATATAATTGTACGGGCTTTTGAGTTGGGTGTGTCTTATTCCCAATGTCTTTTTGGTAAGCCCTATCAAATATTCTTGTTTTGCCATTGCTACACCAAGCCAATTCCGCTTCGCTAAAG